CCGTGGTCTGCATCGTCGTGTTCACGCGGTTCTCAAGGTTTACCATATCCGCCCGACTGGCCACCGCGATTGACGTCGCGTCCAAGGTCACGGCGTTTTCCGCGCCTACATCCAAAAGGACTTTAATCGCAAGGTCGTTTGAAAATGAATCAACGCTTGCCGCCTTCTTGATGGTCGGGGTATTCCCGATGGCAATCATATCGCCGTTATTGTCGAAAATCCCAAGCTCACGGATGAAAAAGCCGCCTACATTCGCGGGAATCGCCGTTGTAATTTCAAGGATAGTCGGGTCCGCTTGCAAAGGCGCAAGGGTCGCGATGCCGCCCCGCCACACTTCGTTTTTCAGCGCCGTTTGCGTGGGTAAAGGCTCATACTCCGAGCCGTTACCGTCTCCGACGGCAAAATTTAAAAAAGACACTTCCGTGCCTTGTGTGACAGCGGCAGAAATTTTTGTCGCCCCGACGTTCGTAATAATAACTTTATAATCCATAATTTAAATGCTCACCCCTTCCGAGGCTATTGTAATGTTTTCGCCGTAACTGAAAGCACCGCCGATATACGCCGCACCTGAATTATATTGATAAGGCGTGATTTTGTAATGCACGTTCATCGGCAACATCATCTCTGCCGTGCTCACAATGGACGCTTCATACTGCGACAATATCGCCGTGATAAAAATGTTCACCACAAAAGGGTCTGACAAATCCAATCGGAAATTATCTGCTCCCACCAAAGCGGCAATCGTTTGCCAAAACTTGATGATTGTAAACGGCACCCGCTCCGAAAATTTCAAGATGACCTTGCCTCTCAAGGTCTCCCAGTCGTCATCTTCGTAGTCTGTTAGCCCTTGAATCTCAGCCCATCGTCTAAGCCCGTCAATCGTTGCCGTGTTCGGTGTCTCATCAGCGACAAGCTCGTCAATATCCCCTTGCGCCCCGTCTCCGAAGCTGTCATAAATCAAACAAAGCTGTTTAAACTCCTCGACATCCTTCAGAAAATCGGGTAAATATTCAATGCTTTTCATCACTCAGCCTCCGTGGTCGTAATGGTATTCGACCCCGCGGCGACCGTTTGATTATCACCGACAATCAGATTGCTTTCCGCCCCGTTAATCGTGATGTCATTCGCGTCCAACACACCGGGGATGTCAAGCAGTCTCGCCCCAACCTCCAAACGGTAAACCGTCAGCGATGAAGCGTTCTGCCACGTTGCCGCTATTTCCGACACATATCCGTTTATAGCGGTGTTTGCGGCTTCAATGACCGTCTGACTGTCTGTCCCCGCTTCGATGGTTAAAACGGCGCTCACGGACACAGGAACGGCAACAGCGGGGTAAACCGTGACGATATGCCAAATCGGGGCATGACCGATGCCGCTGGTCTCCGCCGTCGGCACACCGCCCTCGCTCAATGGCTGTAATTCCGTTTGCACCATATCAACCAACGTTGACGACGGCACCTCATAGGAAGCGTCCACGATAATCACCGTGACTTCGCCGGGATTCGTTCCCCTCAACACCTTCACACCGCCAACCCCGTCAAGGGCCAGCACAAACTCTTTATAGTCCGCGTAGTTTCCGCCGAAAGCTTTTTGACTGAAGCTTTCTTGATACCTTGCGTACAGGCTGTCTCGGTCCTCAACATCACGGGCAGGAATGTCAATGGAAATGATATTTGCCCACTCAAGGCCGTCCACATAGCCGACCGGGGTTAATGCGCCCGATTGATTGCCGCCCGTTCCTGATTGTTCGCATCGTAAAGTGAATTGATATTGCGTTTCTGACAGCGCCGTCACCACGTAATTGTAGTTGCCGAGATAAAAGCGGTCTCCGACGGATGGGTAAATATTCGCTTCTCCTGTCACGATGGCGTATGTCGCTTGATGCCGTTGGACGCCTGAAAACATGGCCCAACGTTCAAGGTTCTCAACCGATGCCGTGTCGGGATAAGTCTCGTCCTCGATGCCCTCAATCGCCGTGTAAAATTTTGACAGCGCCATCGCCGCCGGTGCCAGCGCGTTGTAAATCATGGACGACTCCCGCTTGTCATACCGTGACGGGACTTCCGCGAGCATTTCTTCCATGAGTGTATAAAAATCTTTTGCCACCTACATCACCACCTCCATGCTGAAACTTTCTTTTGCCTCGGTTGACAAATCAACGTTGAATTGACAAAGGACATTGCCGTTATCAGCGGAAAACTCAAAGTTATTCACGTCCGCTATCCTCGCGTCCATCGTCAACGCGTCTCTGATTCTCGCTTTAATCACACTGCATACATAGTCGGGAGGCTTGCCGAAAAGCTCATTAAATTGTCTGCCGTAAATCTTCGGATAAATGCTCATGGTTTCTTTTTCTGTTGAAAGAATCATGTAGCATGATTGCTTCACTTCCTCGGCACCCTCGATAATTTCCGACCTCACACGGTTGTTTTTGACATCCAGTTTCCAATCGTATGACGGCATCAGCACCGTCTCGGTGTTCGCGTCAATAAAGCTGTCAATCTGCGGTAAGATAGCGTCTTTCATGGTTTCACCTTATCCAATACATAAAACTTTTGACCGCCGCTCTGCCGAAGCATCGCCACGGTATCACCGACCTTCAAACGATTATCCAACACCGCCGTCCCCGTCTTGCCGTCAACGGTGACAGGAATCTCGATACGTCTCAAGCGATACGATACCGCTAACGTACTCCCCGATAACAATAACCACTGATTCAACCTGACCGTTAAAGGGTTAGCGCTCTCAACGGTTCCGAACTTCAAATCGGCAAGCTTCTCGCCTTCAATCACATTGTGCGTTAATTGTTTCAACTCGTTAATCATGGTTAAGCCTCTTTAATCCATTTTTCACCAAGTGTCCAACCGTTGGCATCCATTGAACCAATTAGCGTCAGGTCTAAATCCATCGTGTGAAGGTTATCGATAAAATGATGCGTTACGCTGTCAACGCGATACCATCCGCGGATATACTCCGCTCGGTCTTGATTATGGAAGTCCACATATATCGGTGTACCGCCTCTCGCTCTGATGTCGCCCTGTACACCGCTGACACTGAAAGATATTTTAATAGATGCGTTGTCGTTATAGATAGTCTCGGCCTTTTTTTGGCCATCTTCATCTTTGTTAATCTTTGCATAATGCTGAATTTTGCCGTACCACTTGATGCGTTTGTCATCCTTGACGATAAACTCCTTCGGCTTATTTTTGTCGTCTGTTTCCTGCACGACTTTAACCACGGTGCAACTTTCGCTCAAATCCTCGGTGTACCGGTAATCTTCAATAAATCCCTGTGAGACAAACGATGTCTTAATCGCAAGCCATTCCTCAGAATGTAAAGATATCGACCCAAAGTCATCCCATAAGTAAAAACGCTTTCCGGTATTCTCTTTCGTTAAATCAAGGGCGTTAATCATCATGTCTAAAAGGCTGACGTTATCCTCGACCCTCTCGGGGATTCTGTACCCCGTATCCATAATAGAAGGATTATCTATCACATGAATTCCGTAATCATCGCATAAATTCAATAAAAGCTCGCTGGCCTTCTTGTTCTTATACGTTCGACTATCCTTTGAGAGTTGCATATAAATTATCTGGTCATATGCCGTGATGTCGCAATTAAAGCCATGCTTTTCTGTCTTAAAGATATAACCTTTGAATTGATTGTGAGCCCCGTTGATTTTCATGTAAATCAGGTTTCCGTTTTCAGGTGTCACAGCGTCTCTTTTGATGGTCAGCGACAAGCAGGATGGCATATTCGGGGTTCGTGTCAACGTCACTTCACCAATCACGGCGGCTTCATAGGTCTTGCCGTTCTGCTGAAAGTAAATCTTGACGTCATCATCATAAACCCTTCGCCCTGTTTCGCTATACCATTTTGTAAAAGTATCAAGCGCTTCGGGCTGTTGCGTGGTAATCTGAATGGCTTCGGCTCTCCGGCTCTCACCTGTTGTGCCTGTCACCTCGGATAATTGCGCCCACGGATACCATCCGATGTTTTTTACATGAAGTCGATAATAAAGTTGAAAATCCTCGGTGCATCCATCTTGTTTGCGAATCTCGATGCCCTCAAGCCGCAAACTTTGTCCTGTCGTGCCGGCAACTTCGCCCGGCAGTTTCCAATCCTGCCAACCTTGATTTTGAATGTGAACCCGGTATTTAATCGGCAGGTCTGTGTGAATGACAATCGCTTCCATCCGCAAGGACTGGCCTGTGGTGCCGCCCGTCTCGCCTTCGGCAATGTTGTAAAACCATCCTTTGTTTTGAACGTGAACGTCATACATGATATAGCTCACAACGTCACCCCCTTCACAAAGCGTTCGTACCATTCGGCATAATCTTTAACCACGGTTCTTTCCCCGATTATCGGGTTTCGATATTCTACCTCATACACTTCCTCAGTCGTGCATCGGCAGTTCGGGTGAAACTGCGGTGTCGTCACGCCGGGTATATTGTCCTTTTGGTCAACAATCGTTCCGTCAAGGCTTGCGCAATGTTCGCAAGTCTTTAAATCCAATGTCGCCAATATCCGCACCTTTTCGACAAGGTAAAGGTCAAACAAATCTTTCTGCGCCACCTGTTGAAAATGGGTGGACTCCGTTTCGACAATAGACACGGCATTACTTTGCGCGCTGTTGATTTTTTTAAAAACTTCCTGCGCCACCAAGCCGTAAGCCCGACCGAGGATTAAAGCCTGTGCCAATACCTCGGTCAGCGTCTTTTTTAGCTTCTCTTTGTTTATCCATATCCTATCAAAGTACACCATGCCATCATTCGCCCAAGGTGTCTCAAGAATCTCCCTCACCGCGTTTTCATCAACGATAATCGCCGAGTATTGTCCGTGGCGGTCTTGCCAGTTATAAGCCGTTCGATAATACATCCCGGTATACTGTTGCAAAAGAAGGTTATCAAGGGTGCCTTTTTCATAGGCGTATATTTCTTCCAAGCGTTGATAAATATGTGTCTGCAAAGCGGTCAGGCGAGAAACACGGACGGCAAGGAGCAAGCGTTCAAGCTCGGCTCGCCATTCGTCCGAGTAGTCCATGCTCTCGCCGTCCTCAATGTAATATTGAACGTCCCGTTTGAACCTCGCCAATTCATCGGCGGTTAAATCAAACTGTGCTGTCTGATAATTCATGGCCTGTGGGTCATAAAAGCGACCATACCATTCGGCAAGCTTTCG